CATGGAGAACTTAAAAGACCATGTTGAACCCCTAGAAGAACTTAGAGGTGCAAAATTCTTCCCATCTGGTTATACCTTCAAAACAACGAAAAGTGCCAAAGAATTTGTGGTTGCACTGAAGCATATGGGGATAAAGAAGAATAATATATCCCAAAAAGGAAAAACTATCTCTGTGAATTTGGTTGGAGGAAGACACCACGATACATTAGTAATGATAAAGAATCTAGCAAAAGATATGAAGGCATCTATAACTGAAAGTAATATCATTGATACAATCAGAGAAGCATATTCTTCAGAATTTGGTGCTTCGTACACCCTCAAAGACTCACAAATGATACATATATTACCAGAAGATGCAGATAATATTATTCAAATCCATGATACGTTAAATGCGGAAAATCAGGCAGTTTTGAGAGATATGCTCTCAGAAACAGAAAAAAGTTATCAGAAAGTATTAAATTTCTGTAATAAAAAAGTACGATAGGAAATAATAAATGATTACCGAAAATATAATTGAAAATATTCTAAACGGAGATATGACAGATGCAGTATCTCAAACGCAATTCGTTCTATATGAAAAGATGAATGAACGACTTTATGAGGCGAAAGAATATATCGCAATGAATCTTTATAATGAAGGTGAAGATAAGAAGCCAGATAAAGAAAGTGGTGAATATAAGAAGTTTTACCGTTTAGCACTAAAGAAATTTGGCATTCATGACCCAAAAGAATTGAAAAGTGATGAAGAAAAATCAAAATTCTACAATTATCTAGACAATAACTGGGAATCTGATGCAGAAGAAGCAACGGGTAAAGATGACCCAACTGCAGATGAAGAAGATGCAGTAGCCGCAGAAAAGGCCGCAAACATCAAGAAGATGAAACGAGACAACAACAACGAAGAAGACGAGGACGAAGACGAATGAAACTCATTACTGAGATGACAGAGAACATTGAATTCATCGTTGAAACAAACGAAGATACGGGAAAGAAAAACCACTTTATTCAGGGCGTCTTTATGCAAGCAGAGCAAAAGAACAAGAATGGTAGAGTATATCCTCTCGGAATCATGGAAAATGAAGTTGGTAGGTATGGTAAGGAATATGTTTCTAAAAAGAGAGCATTGGGAGAATTAAATCACCCACAAGGCCCTACTGTAAACCTAGACCGTGTTTCTCATATGATTTCAGAATTGAAAATGGTCGGAAATGATGTTCACGGAAAAGCAAAACTAATGGACACTCCTATGGGTAAGATTGCACAGAATCTTGTATCGGAAGGTGCGAGTCTTGGTGTATCATCCAGAGGTATGGGTTCACTAAAAATGAATGATTCAACTGGTATTAATGAAGTTCAAAAGGATTTTATGCTTTCAGCAATTGATATTGTTGCAGACCCATCCGCACCAGGTGCCTTTGTAAATGGTATTATGGAAGGTCGAGAGTGGATTTGGGATAATGGTGTTATCAGAGAAAAAGAGATTAACGAGTATAAAAAGGTAATAGAAAAGAGTACAACCATAAATTTAGAAGAAAATGCTGTTAGGGCATTTCGTAATTTCTTGTCAAAACTTTGATTTTTTATATATATAAATAACTATGGAAGAAGACGAAAATATTTTATGCGAAGCAAAAAAGAGTTTTATTCAAAAACTCAGAGACGAGGCTGCAGCGAGATTAAAAAAACTTAAAGATCAGGCAACTGACCCCGAAACAATAATTGCATCAGCATCAAATATAGCAAAAGAAGCAATGGGCAAAGCAAAAGCAGGCAAAAGCCTAAAACGAAAACGGTAAGGATTTATATCAAATCAAGGAGATAATATCTATTATGAATAACGAAGAATTCAACTATAACGACTTGCATGAAGCGGGTAAAGAAACCCCAACTTTAGATACTAAGTCTGAAGAAGATCCAAAGTTGTATCAAGATGCGAGTGGTAAACACGCAAAGATTGATACAGATCAAGTTCCTGCGAAGGCCAACAGTAAAAAGAATCAAGCTTCTATTGCCGCAAAAGCATCATCAGCATCTGCAAAAATTGACACGATCAAAGCAATGGGAACTCCACAAGAACGACTAGAACAAACACTAGATGCACTCTTTGATGGTGAAAATCTTACCGAAGATTTTATGGTTAAGACCGCAACAATATTTGAAGCAGCAATCAACGAACGAGTTGGTGAAATTGAATCAATTATTCTCGAACACTACGAAGAACAACTTGCAGAGCATATCGAAGAAGTTACCACAGAACTTGCAGAGAAGTTAGACGACTATCTCGGTTATGTTGTGGAAAATTGGATGGAAGAAAATGAAATAGCAATAGAAACTGGTATTCGTTCAGACATCGCAGAAAACTTCATAGGTGGACTTAAAACACTCTTTGATGCAAATTATATTGATGTTCCAGACGAAAAGTATAACATCATTGAAGATATCGCTAAAGAAAATCAAGAACTTACAGAAGCACTAAATGAATCGATTCAACATAACATCGATCTTCGTCAATCATTGACGGGTCATCGTTGTCAAGAAGTGTTTTTTGAAGAATCCCACGGACTTGTTGATACGGATATTGAAAGGTTAGCACAACTTGCTGAAAACCTAGAATTCGATAATGAAGATCAATACCGAGAAAAAATCCAAGTTTTGAAGGAAAGTTATTTTGGTGAAGGAATAGAAGAAACTTCATCATATCTAACAGAAGAGGGTGGACCGAATCAACCACAAAACAACAATCCAGCAATGAATGTATACATGAATACAATCAGTAGACATTCGGATGCTAACAAAACCGTGTAATTTCAAATTCTTATACATAAACAAGAATAACAAGTAACCTTTTAGGAGAAACAGACAAATGGATAGTAATACAACACCTTATGATGTTCTACAAGAAAAATGGGAACCAGTCCTAGAACATCCGGATCTTCCAAATATTGAAGATTCATACAAGAAAAAAGTAACTGCATGCCTCTTGGAAAATCAAGAGCAAGCACTTCGCGAGCAACACCTCACAGAATCAACACCTACTAACGCAATGGGTGGTGGTTTTAGTGTTAGTGCTGCTTCATCAAGCACCGGCAGCCTTGCTGGTTATGACCCAATTCTAATCAGCCTTGTTCGTCGTTCGATGCCAAACCTAATTGCTTATGATCTAGTAGGTGTGCAGCCAATGTCTGCTCCAACTGGACTCATCTTTGCAATGCGTTCCAAGTACGACACCCAAGGTGGTGCCGAAGCATTGTACCAAGAAGCATTTGCTAAGTTCTCTGGTGCAGGTAACACCTCAACGGGTGCTGCATTCAGTTCAACTGGTGGTATCGATCCGGTAAACGCATCCCTTACAGGTTTCAGAGCAATGCTCACAGCAACTGCTGAAGGTATGGGTTCTTCTGATGGTACTGCATTCCGTGATATGGCGTTCTCAATCGAACGAGTTGCTGTTGAAGCAAAAACCCGTGCATTGAAAGCAGAATACACCACAGAACTCGCACAAGACTTGAAAGCAGTTCATGGTCTTGATGCAGAAACCGAACTTGCAAACATCCTCTCAAGTGAAATCCTTGCGGAAATCAACCGAGAAGTTGTCCGAAGTGTTTACACTTCTGCAAGGAATGGTGCTCAACATGCAGATTTGACTACTGCCGGTACTTATGACCTTAATACTGACAGTGATGGTCGATGGAGTGCTGAACGATTCCGTGGTTTGATGTTCCAATTGGAACGAGAAGCCAATGTTATCTCGAAGCAAACACGAAGAGGTAAAGGTAACTTTGTCCTCTGTTCCTCAGATGTTGCCTCTGCACTCGCAATGGGTGGTTGGTTACAACTTTCACCCGCATTGAACACCTCACTAGATGTCGATGACACGGGTAATACTTTTGTTGGTACACTCAACGGAAAGATGAAAGTGTATATCGATCCATACAGTGCTACTACAAACGATGCTGGTGCAAACGACTTTAACTTCGCTTGCGTTGGATATCGTGGTAGCAATCCATACGATGCTGGTATTTTCTACTGCCCATATGTTCCGTTACAAATGGTTCGTGCGGTTGGTGAAAACACATTCCAGCCAAAAATCGGGTTCAAAACTCGTTACGGTATGGTTGCAAACCCATTTGCACACGATGACGGTACTAGCGTATCGGTAGGTTCTGGTAAGAATGTCTATTACAGATTATTCACAATCACTAACCTTCATGGTAACACATAATAGTGTAGAATAACACTATGAACTAGGGAGTCCTTCGGGACTCCCTTTTTCTTTTATACATACTATTATGGAGAAACTATATGCCATCTAATCTTGGATATACTGGACCTGGTATTCCTGATGTTACTAGGGTGACAAACCCCAGACAACCAGATACTAATAACTATCTGGCGACCAATTATTTCAAATTGGAAATTTCAAGACTTCCATTATTAACATATCATTGTCAGAGTGTAAATCTTCCCACATTATCATTGTCGCATACAGAACAAGGAACAAGTACAGGAACACCAGTCAAATGGATCGGTGGTAGATATACTTGGGAAGAATTGAATGTCACTTTCATGGTAGATGAAGATATGAAGAATTGGTTAGAAGTCTTTGAGTGGATGGAAGAAATTGCCATAATGACCGATGTAAAAAACACTATGAACAGGAAAATGTTAGGTAAAACATCCGGTCAATTGGATGATTATTTTTCAAATGCCCAATTGGCAATCACAAATAGCAGTTACAAACCAAAGGTAATTGTAAATTTGATTGATATATTCCCAATTTCGTTGACGGGAATCCCATTTACATCAACAAGTATGGATAATGAACCCGTCACCGCAACGGCGACGTTTGCATATACATACTATACAATTGATCGCCTAACAAACGCACAATAGCCTTGATTTTTTACACATTTCGTGTATAATTACATTATGAATATAAATGATATCAGACAACAAGTAAGCCAAGATTTGGTGATGGACGAAACTTCCCTAGACATCGAATCTATGAAAACACCTCAAATTCATAATAAATATCTAATCATCTTTACTGATGAAAAATTGATATTGGGGAAACTAAAATCCGATTTTAATGTTTTAAGAAAGAATAAATGGCTATATTATACTGGTAAACTTAGTCGTGAAGAACTAGATGATTTTGGATGGGATACATTCGATTTAAACATTCTAAAATCAGACATAGACAAATTTATAGACGCAGATGAGGAAATCATAACACTTGCAAACAGAATACTACTCCAACAAGAGAAGGTAAATTACCTAGAAAATGTCATCAAAATTATTAATAACAGACAATGGAACATTCGTTCCGCAATAGATTGGTTGAAATTTACAAACGGCACATGAGTGACATAGAAATACATCAAGACGACTCTGTGAACATCAAAGTCCACTGTGAAAGAAGTATTGCAAGGGAACTTAGTCAATTCTTTACATTTACCGTTCCAAACTATCAATATACTCCTGCGTACAGGAATAAGATATGGGACGGTCAAATCCGTTTATTTAATGTTCATACCCATCTAATATATGCAGGTCTAAAAGACTATGTAAAATCGTTTGCAGAGGAAAGGAGGTACTCCTATGAAGACAAGACATCATCGGTATCAAAAAATATAACAAAAAAGCAAGTGAGATCCTACCTTACAGACACAATAAAACCCGCAATCGGTGGGAAGTCAATTACACCATATGACCATCAAATCAATGCAATTCAATATGCAATTGAACATGATAGGTGTCTTTTATTGTCCCCAACAGGGAGTGGTAAATCCCTTATCATATATTCATTGATTCGCCATTATGAGAAAGTTCTACCCAAAGAAAAGAAAATCTTGATTATTGTACCAACAACTGGACTCGTATCGCAAATGTATAATGATTTCAAAGATTATTCGTCAAATTCTGGATGGGATGTAAATAAGAAATGTCATATCATATATGCAGGGAAAGATAAAATAACGAAGAAACAAATCGTGATATCTACATGGCAAAGTATATACAAATTACTACCAAAATACTTTGAGGAGTTTGGTGCAGTGTTCGGTGATGAGTGTCATTTGTTCAAATCCAAGTCATTGACAGCGATTATGTCTAAACTCACTCATTGTCCATATCGAATAGGTACGACAGGTACACTGGATGGTAGTCATACCCACAAACTTGTTATTGAGGGATTATTTGGCAGAGTATTCAATGTTACAAGTACAAAAGACCTAATGGATAAAGAACTTTTATCTGAGTTAGAAATAGAATGTATTACTTTACAATATACTCCAAAAGAAATACAGGAAGTAAAGAGAGTAACTTATCAAGAAGAAATCAAATGGCTAGTAGAGAATGAAAAAAGAAACAGATTCATATCAAAACTTTGCTGTACTATCAATGACAATATTTTGCTCTTGTTTAATCTAGTTGATACACACGGTAAACCACTCTATGAATTGATTAGCAATGAATGTGGCAAGGATCGTAAAGTATTCTTTATTCATGGTGGTACGGATACAGAACAAAGAGAAGAAATTAGACAGATTATAGACAAAGAGAAGAACGCAATCCTAATTGCATCGTATGGTACATGTAGTACAGGAATTAACATCAAGAATATACATAACATTATATTTGCTTCGCCGTCAAAATCTGTGGTCAGGGTTCTCCAATCCATTGGTAGAGGACTAAGAAAATCTGACACAAAAGATAAAGTAAAATTGTACGATATCAGTGATGATTTATGTTTCAAGAAATATAAGAACCATACAATGAAACATCTTGAGGAAAGAACTCGCATATATACTAATGAGAACTTTCTTTGGAAAACTGTAAGAATTCATCTATGAGGCAAAACAAATGAAAAATAATTCATATAGAATATTAAAACTTCAAAGTGGCGAAGAACTTATTACTAGAATTGCTGGTCGGAAACATGATAAATTGATTATTGAACGACCAATGGTATTCAAATCTTCAACAATTACAGACCCATATGGTCGTGCCAAAGAAATAACCGTTTTGAAAAATTGGTTACTGTATGCATCACACGAACAAACAACCATCCCCATTGATTTTGTTGTATCATTTCTAAAACCAGATATGGATGTTCTTGAATTGTATAGTTTAGAAAAGAAAAAGGATGATGTACAAAACAGACAAAAAAAGAATAGAATCATCAAAGATCCAAGAGGTCCCATATATGAAAAGAAGAAGGATAAATTTGATGGTACTGAAGAAATAGAAAATATGATGAATATGTTTGGTAAATTTAAAGATCATCCAGATATGATTGATAGAATTATGAACGATATTGAAAATATGAATCCAGATGAATTGGAAGAGTTGAAAGATGAATCAAACGAAGAATTTGAAAATTTCATTACAATGACTCTGTTCTTACCACCAGATGCTTTATTGTCTTTGATTGATTCTGGTTTAGTAGAAGAAGATCAAATAAAAAATATAATTGATGTTCTAAATAATAATAAACCATCTAATGATTGGTATGGTAATGAATCCGATGATCCTAAAGATCATGGAAACAATTGGAGAGATTGGAGTCCATTCCCAGACGATTATTTGGGTGATTTTGGTCCTTAATTAACCTTTAATAATCCTTTTTTCCTGGGACACAGAGAGTGTAACGCGGAATTTGGATATTGTCAAGAAAAAAATCAATATTTGTTTTGATTTTTATGAAAAAGTGAGTATAATTATTGATATGTCAAAGAAGAAACGAGTAAAACATCATTATATTGATAACAAAGAATTTTTTGCAGCGATGGTAGAATGGAAGAAAGATGTAATTGAATCAGAAAATTCAGACGAAAAAAGACCACCAATTACAGAATATATTGGCAAGTGTTTTCTAGATATTGCAGAACACTTATCACATAGACCAAATTTCATTGGTTATGATTATAGGGAAGAAATGATTGGCGATGCAATTGAAAATTGTTTGATGTATGCACATAATTTTGATCCAGAAAAATCAAAGAATCCGTTTTCTTATTTTACACAAATAATTTATTATGCGTTTCTTAGACGGATTGAGAAGGAGAAGAAACAATCTTTTGTAAAACTTAGACTAATGGAACAACTTGATGATGGAACCTTGCAAGGATGGTTTAAAGAAAACTATTTTGAAAAGGGAACTAAGCAAGCAATGGTAGAACATTTCAATTTGAGTGATAATGATGTAGAGAAATTTACTCCAAAGAAAAGAAAGAAAAGAAAATCAAAGAAGAAAACAACAAAGAAATCAATTACAATTTTAGAGGATGAACAAAGTGAAGATATGCCTGATAAATGATACTCACTGGGGTACAAGAGGCGACTCTCAACTTTTCTTTGATTATTTTATGAAGTTCTTTGATGACGAATTATTTCCTTATCTAAAAGAACATAACATCAAAACAATAATACATGCAGGAGATTTGATGGACAGACGAAAGTTCGTCAATTTCAATATTCTACATCAAATCCGAACAAGATTTATGGATGAGTTAGAAAAGAATGATATGCACATGCATTGTATTCTAGGTAATCATGATGTGTATTATAGAAATACTAATAAAGTGAATTCTATGCAAGAGTTGTTTGGAAGTTGCAAAGCAATGACCATTTATGAAAATCCAGAAGTGATAAACATAGATGGATCGGACATTGCATTACTTCCGTGGGTGAATAGTGAGAATTATGATGAATCAATCGACTTCATCAAAACGGCAGCAGCACCTGTTCTTGTAGGTCATTTGGAACTAGAAGGATATGATGTTATTCGTGGTGTAAAATACGATGGTGGAATGAAACCAAAACTATTTGAACGATATGAACAAGTGTTCACAGGACACTTTCATTGCCGTCAAGAGAATGGAAACATTTATTATCTTGGAACACAATACCAAATTACATTCTCTGATATGCATGAACAAAAAGGCTTTCATATTTATGACACAGATACTAGAGAGATTGAGTTTATTCCGAATCCTCATAAGATGTTCCATGCGGTAACATACAACGATGAGGATGGTGCAATCGATAGTGAAAAGTTGGATTGCGAATATCTTCGTGGTTCGTATATAAAACTCTATGTTGAACACAAAGACCATCCATATGAATTTGAAAGATTTATGTATAAGTTATATGATTGTGGTGTTGCAAAAATAACAATTGTTGAGGAGTTAGACAATTCTGCATGGACACAAGAGGAGATTGTCGATTTAGCACAGGACACAGTGACCCTTATAAATAATGAAGTTGATGCACTTGAAGAAGTGAAAGATAAGGATAGAATGAAACGGCTTATCAAAGATTTGTATATGGAGAGTTTGTCATTATAGTATTTACGAAATTGAGTTATAAGAATTTCCTTTCGACAGGAAATTATAAAATAACACTAGACCTTACAAAAAATAATAC